GAACCGTTATTGTAAATGCTAGTTGCTAGATTACTAACATCATCATTCCATACAGCAACCTCATCAACTCGGCAGTTGTTACGCATTGATTGACCATTATTAAAACGTCCTATTCTAAAGTTTTGCGGTTGAATACTTCCACTATAACCGAAATTATTATGACTGTTAACATTGCCACTTGTTATGTTTACACCATCAATAAAGAATTTAAACCTAGAATAATAGTTACTTAAATTACCACTAGATGAGCCTGTTGTACCTCCGTCATAAGTAATTATAACTTGCTTCCATTGACCTTGTGGTATGCTGTTTTGAGTTGTAGCAAAAGTTAGCCTGTTATTGTTACTTCCGTAACGCATCTCTAACCTATTTAAACTGCCATTATATTTTATTTGTATGTAACCTTGATTAACCACATCTTGATTACCAAAATATAAAACAGTTTGGCTTGCGTTATTAGCTGTTCCAGCTTTAAACCAAAATGATATAGTCCAAGCATCAGTAAGACCCGAGCCGTTACCCGTTCTACCTAAAGTGTTTTGTAATATACCTGCATTAGCCCCACACCAATCATTATTATTAAAGTTTATGCTTTTAGTGTTAGAAAATAGCGGATTGCCTACAGATAACTCTATTATTTTCGAGTCTTCACCGTTATAATTTATAGCCTTTACAGGTATAGCGTACTCACCTACTGCTAATGATGAACCGCCTATTAACTTTCTAACATTACCGTCTACAGTAGTAACAGAGGGAACGTTTGATAAATCCCACTCGTAACCCACCCCCAAATTAGCTGTAAGTTCATAGTTTAATACTTCTCCTTGTGTTAAACTAATACCTAAAGGGCTTGTAATTGTTGGAGGGTCTGCTCCAGGTGTTCCACTAGTTTGAAATATAGCATTTAACTCGTTACATACGTCTGTAGCTGTTCCTGTGTATGGGTTATCATTCTCGTCTACAAAATCAGTATGTAAAGCGTTTGAAACTATCTCAAAACCTTTGGCTAAATCCTCTATCTGTACTAAATCATTTTCATTTAAAGTAGCTTGTAAACTGTTAAGGAATTGCGCCCCGTTAGCATCTTCTATAAAAATACTATTAGCAGATTGATCTTTAAAAACTTTTATTGTCGACATAATTACACTTTTCTTTTAATTACTTGAATTACAGAACCAGCATTAACTAAAGTTCCATTTGTTGATAATTTTACCTGTAAAGTAATAGGGTTTGTTCTTGTGTTTTCATCTCCCATGTATATTAAGTCTGGTTTTAAACTAAGCCTGTAATCTTTTCCACTACCATCATCTAAACGTCCTAAAGTAGTTGATAAAGTATACTCACCACCATTACCACCTAACCCATACCTAAACTCTAACAAAGAATTATTTGTATTAGGGTTAATAGTATAGTCGTTTCTTATTATAATAGTATCACCTAACTCTAGCCCTGTTGGATCAATAGCACCTGTAGCAACGTCTATTAACTCAGTTACACCATCTGGTGCAAATGCTTTATTTGTAAAAGCTCCTTGTCCGTTATTAGGGATAATAGTCCAAGTATCCGCAACTAAGCTTACAATTCCTGTAGTGTCGTTATAATCAATAAAACCCTGTGCATCTACTAGACCACCACCCCCGCCACTGTCATCTAAAAAAAAAATCGCTTCTAGAGCGTCCCTTAATTCTGTAGCTGTTGCACTTCCAGACCCAACACCTATAACAGTATCAACGCCTATGTTGACTTCAAATTCTGTTGGTGTTGCTGAATTACTCCTTATTTTTAGTATGTTATTATCTGATAAATTAGGTATTGTTAATTCAACTAAGTTTTTACCGGCTGTATATCCTTGACCGTTGAAATTAATACCTAAAGATTTACCATTATCAATAAACTCGTAAGTAAAAGGCATTTAATAATATTTAAAGTTTTAAAAAAAGCGGTTAAAGAGATTAATTAAAACCTCTCAAACCGCACAATAAATTAAATAAAAGGGGTTTTACACCCCTAATATTATACTTTAGTAATTGATCCGATAGCTGTTGCGATATCAGAACACTTCATAAAAGCGTTAGTATTTGGAGTTTCAACTAATAAGTTAGCTCTAACAGAAGCTTTTAAAGCTACTAAATCAGATTCCCAATCAGTATCATTTTGGAACGCGATAGACGTTTCGTATGATTGATTAACTAATAAATCACCTTTAGTAGAATCGAATACATAACAAGTGTTAGCAGCAACAACAGGAGAAGTAACAACTCTCATTCCATTAATCATTGGTACACCGTTAACGTCAACCATTCTATAATTCATATAGTTGTTATCACCATCTTTGTAAGAGTTAACCATTTTAAACCAGTCTAATTTGTTAACTACTGCGATATTTGGAGAGAACGTGTTTTCTTGTCCTAATACCTCAATTTGAGTTTGCATAGCACCTAATAAATCAACTAGGTTAGCATCTGGAATAGTTGCACCAATAGGAGCGTCAGAATTAGCAGCATCAAACTCAGAAGCGTAAGCTTCAACACCGTTTAAGTTTTCACCCGTACCATCTCCTAAAAGGATTTGTTGATCTAATTTGAATAATACAGAATCACTAATCAAAGTATTTAATCTACCCTCAACAAATGGATAATCATTTGCATAGTCAGAACAGAATTTTAAAGTGTCTTTAACCTTCTTAGTAGCTATGTTTTGAGTTTTGATTGTTTCTTTAGTTCCTGAAGTAACAGGTGAACAAGTAGCAACGTTTTGAGCGTTTCTTACAACAGTTTCCTGTTCTGCATATTTGTAAAACTCACCTGTAAAAGGGATTCTTGAGAACATATCTAAGAATACAGTAGCCTTTTTTGGTAGGTCTGTAATTCCTGGACGCATTGGTGCAAAGTCTACACCTGCATCAATATCTCCATATGATGAAGTAGCTTTTACTTCAAAAGATACAGTTTCTTTACCTTTTTTAGCGATAGACTCTAATTGGCTTGATTTCTCAGCAATTACTTCTAAAGTAGATTTAACTTTAGTTGCTTTTTTCTCTACAGAGTCCTCTTTCATTTTAGCTACTTCAGTACCTAATGAAACTAATTCCTCTTTTGTAGCTTTAAGCTCTAATTGTGCAGCGTCTAAAGATTCTTTAGCAGCCTTTAATTCTAAACCGTTTGCATTAATTTGCTCTGATTTCGCGTTGATTCCTTCAATCGCTTTTTCTAATTCTTGTGACATTTTAGTCTAATTTTAATTTTGAAATTATTGTATTGATTTTATCCTCTTTTTGTTCGGTTTGAGTGTCGTCCAACTGCTCAAATGATTTCAATTTAGATTCTAAAATTTCAATTCTTTTTATTAACTCTTCTGAGTTCATATCTGATTTAAAATCAAGTAAAGGCGTTTCACTGTTAGCTCCTAAAAAGTCAAGTGTAGAATACTCCATTAACTTAACTTCTTTTAAGACGTTTGCTTTTTGTTCGTCGCTTGATTCTTCTTTAACAACTGAGTAACCGATAGAATGTTCTAATGTTTGACCACCTTCATCAAAGAATTTATATTGCTCGAAAGTTTCTTTACCTAGTAGAGTTTTGATATTCATTCTACTAACAACCTCTAAACCATCTTTAGTAGCCGACATCTCAACTGGATAACCTAGCAACATATCCCATGAATGGTTTTTAAGGTGTTTGATCCTAGTCTTACCTGAGTGTTTAAAATCGGCAATAGTTTTATTAAAGGCTTTATAGTCCATAATATCCCCGTGTGCATCTTTATTACCAAATGCCGAAACTCGGATTTTAACTAATCCTTTTTCATCTACATCTTCTACACTAGATTTAATATTTAATTTCTTATAATTCATAGCCTAATTCTTTATAAAGTGCTTGTTTTTGGTCGTCTGATAAACTTGTACTAGATGCAATACTCTCTATTGTTGCTACATCTGTTTGTATCTTTTGTGATTTGGTTAGTTGGTCTTCTTGTAACTCACTAACACCGCTTAAATCCTGTACTACTCTAAGCTCTTTATTCTCATACTTAGAATATGCAGGTACAATAGATTCATTTATTTTTGATAATAGCATTTCATTGTTAGGAATAACAGCGTTATTGTATAATAACTTAGTGCCTACTTTTAAATTATCTAAAGTCGATGCAGCTTGATCGTTAAATAAAGTAGAAGGAACACCGAAAGCATTACAAATATCTCTTAAGTCTAAATCTTTTAGCTCAATGATTTTTAAGTCAGTTGGTGACATTCCCAAAGGAGATACTCTAACATTAGCAGTAGTTACAATTGACTTATTAAAGTTCTTTGCACCTCCTAAAATCTTATCTGTATTCTTTTGAAGGTTAGCTCTTTCTTTAGAACCTACTGATAAATCTGAGCCGCTTGAAATAATATTAGTAGCCCCTCTATTATCCATCAAATGAGATTGAGCGGTCTGTCTATTATTGGATGCTTTTAAAGAGTTGTGAGCAGCTTGTAAAGGGCTTAACCCCCTTTTAGATTCAATACCCCATTTAGACGGGTTGTAATACATAGTATGTATAACCTCATCAGTAGGGATTTTAGTTTCAGTATTGTTTAAATTGTCATAACAGTAAGATGTTAATTCATTCTTACTATTAATATTCAACTCTACTAAGTTTGATTCTAATAAGTTTAATTCAGTAATTAAATTAAATCTTGAAGTTGTAGTCCTCCAAAATATATCTCCAGTATTTAACAGATACAACATAGATCGAAATCTAAAATCAGTACCGTTAATATCTGTATTAGGGTTAGAAAGTAGCTTATTCAAAGAGGAATCTTCGTCTTTTACCCACTCTTCACCATCAAAATACTCAACTACAAAAGGTATATCCTTCGAAACGTCACAAAGTTTTTTAATAACAGCGTAAACATCAGTATTATAAACATACCCTGTATTAATTAACTTATTATCTTGAATTTTGCTATCCCAACCGTTAGAGTTTCCAGAACCTTTTAAAATAGAGCCTATATCT